CGAGTTCATGCAACTCTTCTTTTGCATGTCTTCTTGCTGCTGGATTCGCTTGTGGGTCGTCAGCAATTTTTTTATCGTATTCAATGTGATCTTCGATTGATTTCATTTGATTCTCCTGTTTCTTTTATTTAAGCGGTAAAGACATCACGAATTAATTTTAACTCAGAATTTGATTTACCATCACTCATAAAATGTTTTAATTCACTAATTAAGTATTTTCCACTCACGTCGTTGGTGTCTTCATCACCAGAACCAGTCTGTGTTTGATCGTCATTCTCTTTGATTGGAAATTTGACTTCAATTATTTGACCAACTCTTAAATCAGGATTAAGAGGAGTGGTAATAGTTAATGCTTGAGAAAATAACAAGTTAGTTCTAGCATAAGATTTATTTTGATATCTGGCAAGCTCACTATCTTTTTCAACTTCCTCTTTCTTAGAACCTTTTTGTAAGGCTCCTTTATCTAAAATTCTCAACATTAATCGTGTTGGAACATCTTCTAATTTATTTGGTAGTTTAGGTGGTTTTTTTAAATCTAAAGAAGAAATTTTATAGTCAACAGTTTCTGTAGTTCCATTTTCAATATCAACGTATATAGTTTTGTTTGCATACATTCCCATTCTACAATTCATACCAACATCATTTGATGTATCTAAATTATTTTCAATAATTTTAAAATCACCTATTCCATCTGGAGTAGGTGTTTTTTCTGGTTTTTCATAAACTGTTGGTTCACCTTCTAATAAAGTTTTAATTGATTTAAAGTAATAACCATCTAAAGTCTCATAAAATAAAAATCCACACTCATCATCGGTAGATGCTGCCTTTGGACATAACCATTGAATTGTATCAAACGGTCTTTTAAGATTACCAACAAAAGTATACTTATTAAAAGCTTGATCTTTGTCTAAATTTTTAGATGTTTGAACTCCTCTTTTATCACTTATTAAAAGTTCAGAAACAATATCAGATATATTGCCAGTAAATCTTTTTGAAACTCTTGCAGTTTCATTTACAATTGCCTCTACTGAAACAAATTCAAGAGTTGCTATTTGTTTTCTCGCCTCAGTTTTCATATCTTTAACAGAGTTTAACATGATTGAGTGTTTATCTGGTAAAATTTCAAAATCATCATAGCCAGGGACTTCAACTCTTAGATCCAAAAATTCACCACCAGTAATTCCCTCACGACTAATTCCTAAATCCACATCAATAAAACTAATTGTTAAAGATATTGAAGGACTCTTTAAACTTTCAAAATAAGTGATTGTAGGATTACCGCCAGATATTTCATATCCATCCTCTGCACTTGGATTATTTTTTCCAAATGTAGGAATTAAAGTACAATTTTTGATGAAATATTGAATTCTTTCCATTAACTTATCATTTTAGCAATGTCGGTTGGTAAATTAGATTTAGAGACTGTGCTAACATTAACATTATTCGATGGTGAAGGTATTGGAACAGGTTGGGAAACCTGTCTTACTTTTGTTTCGACAACTGGTTGAATTACAGTTCTAACTCCACCACTATTTACACTTTGATTTATACTGTTAAGATTTATATTATTAGGAGTAGTTGAAATATTTTTATTAGAGACAATATTTCCACTCATATTTGGTTGAAATACCTCTGGGCCTTTTTCGCCAACTAAGTATGGTTTCCCTTTTGTAACTGGGCCACCTTTTTCTCTTCTTTCAATTGACGAGAAAAATCCTTGGGGAGAAATATTCATAAGACTAATCTGTTTTCTCATGAATTTTATTTCATCCCTGTGTAATTGAGTCTCCTTTGAAAGAAGATTAAAGAATAAATTAATAGAATTTATTTTTGTTCTCATTTATACCACCGATAAGAATGGATTTGATATCACATCAATAAAAGGTATACCACTCTCAGTTCCTGTTATTTGATCTGATTGACTATCCGATGTTCCAAAAGTAGGAGGTGTAGTTTCAATAGGTTCATCGTCACTTCCACTACTAATCGGAGGTAGAGTTATCACATCATCTTCTTTCTCTGGTGGTGCTAACATGTTTTGAGATATTAATTCATTTTTTGCAGATTTATCTACATTAACATTAAAATTATTATCATTTTTATCTACATTAAAATTAAAATTATTATCATTTTTATCTACATTAAAATTAAAATTATTATCACTTTTCAATAAAGGACTCACAGCTGCACCTGTTTCTAATTGAGTCCCAGTTCCATAATCTCTTATTTTATTACCATCTTCATCCTTTGAATAACCCATAAAGAAAGTGTTATCAACACCTTTTTCTCCTCTATATTGATCACCCATTTTAAAACTATCACCACTTTCAAACTCTGTTCTACCACCTACAAATGCAGAAGCTGACTTATTCATTTTTTGATCTTGTAAATCAATAACAGTTTGATCATATAAATCTTCAATTTGTTTCATAGATCTTTTATCACCTCTCTTATCATAATATGATTTCATTGCAACGATAGCTGATTTTCTATCTTTAACATTTATGAACTCATCTGACACTGCTGTCTTTGGGCCCTCTTTCTTATTAGGATCTATAAATGCTGGTTGATATTGAGAGTCCTTTAAAATAATATCAGAAATTGTGGGTTCTGGAAATACACCAGACTTATCTGTTTCAAAAGATTTTCTTGTATAATCATAAACTGCATCGGTGGCACTACCATCTGATATATCTTTTTTAACTTCATTCACACGATTATAAATTGACTGTGCGACATCAACTCTCGCTTGAGGATCTCCACCCTCTAATGCAGATATGGCAGTTAAAAGAGCAAAGTCTGGTGTATTAGTATCTTTTACTTTATATGGATTTTCAACTTTCTTTTTACTTTTATTTGTGTCTGCAGCATTGGATAATCCAGCTAACAGTTTTGATGCATCATTAGGAATTATCGTGCCTGATGTTTTTGGCACAAAAATTTCTGGGCCTCCCTCACCTACGATTGATGGTTCATTAACTGGTGGTTCTCCACCATCTTTAAAACCTAATAAACCACTCAGTCCAAGAAGTAAGCCAGGGCCAATGAAAGGTCTCGTTACATCTTGTGCTAAATCAGCAGCACCTTGAAGTAAAGAATCTCCAAAATTTCTGGGTCTATCATCAAATGGAGTCACATCTTGAAGTTTATCATCTATCTGTTTTTGACTTATATCCTGTCTTTTTGATAATTCTTGTTCTCTAATCTCTAATTGTTTTCGTCTTTGGTCTTGTTGAACTATGAAATAATTAGTAATTTGTTGAATATCACTTTCAATCAACTGAATACTTTCTTCTAAACCTTGAAGTAGATTTGAGTTAACACTAACAAGATTAAAATTTTCTTGAGATTGTTGAAGAGCACGATTAGCCACCTCATCAATAGATGAGATAGATTCAAAAAAATTATCAATCGTAATTTTTTTATTTGATTGTTCTAACTCCTCTTCATCCATACCTTTGGACACCCTCTGCTTGTTGTCTCTTTAAATTTTCACTTTCAATATAATCCTTCAAAAGAGATAAATAAATTTCTCTTTCCCAAGGCATCATATTTTCAATCTCAGTTAATGAATATTTATGGTATTGCATGAGAGCGAAATTGATACGATAGTACGATTCAAGATCCTCTCTTGCAATACTTAACCGAAAAAATCGGCTAGACCCTCCAAAACGATACTACTTTTCTTTTTCGTGTTTGGATTTGTCACTTCAATTGTGTGAGATAATTTAGGCATCGTTGCAAAAAATTTCTCAACTTGTTTATATTGTTTTGAATTTAATTGTTCAATAAATTCTAATCTTTCATCTGAAGTGTAATCTTTTCCTTCCCATGCCTCATCTTGTGTAAAAACAGTTTCAATGCAATCTGCAACTAATTTAAAAGTTTTATCTACGATTGTTTGAGGTTCATCTTCTGTTTCAAAGTTATTCTCAATAAACTGATTTAATGAAGGATATTTCATACGGATTGATAAATCTTTATCTAAGACAATATCAGTTGTATGATCTTTTGGTCTAACAACTTCTATTTCATCCACATAAATTGTGACTGGAACTTCAGTTTTTCTATCATCTGGACATGTCACAGTCAATCTTATATCTTCACCAATTGATTTAGCACGAATGTTTAAAAAGATATATTCAATATCAAATGTTGGTAGATCATCAACTTTTACTCCTCTTGTTAAAATGCATTTCTTCAATACATCTTTAACAGAATTTGTAATTTCATTTTGATTTTTTGTCTCTAGTGCTAGAATTAGAATCTTTTCTTCCTTCACAAGAAACGGACGATACTTAATTTTTTTACCTGTGGAAGGCATCTTCAACTCATAAGTTGGAGTTGTAATTGTTGGTAATGGCATAATGTTGAATCAATATTTTATATAGGATTGTTGTTTAATGTCTATTTGCTTTTCTATCTTTTGTTGAATAAGAGTTAGAGTTTTTTTCTACCCCAAAAGAATTAGATGGATAAGTATTTCCATAAGTTATAGAGTCACGAAGACCATTTCTTCTCGCTTGTTCTAGAGTGCTTAAGGAAGTAAAAGCATCCCCAATCACAGCACCATGAGTATCATTGTAGTTGAATTCTGCAAAAAATCGATCATATGCAAGTTGTATACTACATCTTAACACATTTGACTCACCATAGGCAACTCTCATTGATGTTAAATTAGTCGGCCAAGCTTTGATAAATTCATAACTTGTTATTCTAGTAGTAGGATTATCAGTGTTTAAGTCTCTTTCAAATTTTGATACATGAATTGTCTCTTTATAATCCTCTGGATAATTAAATCTTCCATATGCATTACTAACTCTTTTATCTCTAGCACTAATTGGATTAATATATGTCATCCATGATTCTAACACTTCAAGTATGACATGATCTAAATCAACATAAAATGTTAGATTAAGTGGAGGAAAAGTTCTAAGATTTGGAAATTCTTCTTGAATACCTTGATGATGACCTACAGCGAGACTTGTTTGAAAAGATGTGCCTGGTATTTCCGCTTCAGCACATAATAATGACATTTTTTCTGTAAAAGTTGAACCTTGAACTCTTTCACCACCACTAAATATTCCTCTTCGTCTTTCAATTGTGGGAATTTGATCCCGAAGTTCATCGGAACTTTCCAACCATGTAGGGTGATTTCCAAAATCAAAATGAACTTGGAAAAGTGTATCTATCGATGGCCGACCAACAGTCTGCCTAGCATCTAGTATACTTTTTGAAAATATTCTTCTTCTATCTGGAAATGGCACGATAAATAAATTTAAGTTGTTATTACTATATATGAGCTATAAAGGAATATATAAGCCTTCTAACCCCCGAAAGTACAAGGGTGATCAATCTAATATTATTTATAGGTCTTTATGGGAAAGAAAATTTATGAATTACTGCGATTTAAATGAAAATGTTCTTGAATGGGCATCAGAAGAATTCTTCATACCCTATCGAGATCCAACAACAAATCGTGTTCGTAGATATTTTCCAGATTTTTTTATTAAATATAAAGATAGAAATGGTGATATTCGTAGATCTGTAATTGAGGTCAAACCCATGAGAGAAACATTAGAACCAAAGGCAACTAAAGGAAAATCAAGAAAAACATTGATAAATGAATCAATCACATACGTTAAGAATCAAGCAAAGTGGAAAGCTGCAAGAGAATTTTGTGATGATCGTAAATTAGAGTTTAAAATCATGACTGAAAAAGAATTAGGAATCCGATGAGCATTCTTCAAAACATACTAGATAGAGTTGGAGGTCAAGTAAATGAAGATTACTTTCGTGACCAATTAATTCAAGAACTTGGGTCAACAAACTTTGATGGTGATGCCGCAGATACTGGTGGATTTGCTGCTGGTCAATTATATTTTTTTACATATCAAGCACAAACAAAACAACCATATTATGACATGTATCCTCTATCTTATATCATTGAAATGAGATCAGGTGGATTTCTTGGATGTAATCTTCACTATGTCAAATTAACTCAAAGAGAGGAACTTGCGATGAGCTTACTAAATAACTCTGCTCAGGGTGCAGTTGCAGTTCCTCGTAGAACTCTGCATAAATACGTTTATGCTGGTGTTAGAGGTCAACCATATCGTATTCCAGACTCTGAATGGATAGATGTAGCACAACTACCCACTGAAAAATTTGTTGATATGAGAGGAATTAGTGTTCCACGAAGCAGAATTTACAACACAAACTAATGAAAGTTAAAAAAAGTAGAGAATATACACAAGACGATGGATCAAAGGTCTCTTATACTTTTGATAGGGCTGATGGTAAAATAATAGGTATCACAAAAAATGGAGAATCTCTTAGTCCTAACACTAGTGAATTTGCAAATTTTAGTCAATCTGATGACGCTTTAGCTGCATATAATGTGGCAAAATTTGGTAATGCAAAAAAATCTTACACCAAAGATCAACCAGCAAGCAAGACATCTGCTGAATTAAACTCTTATCATAATCAACAAAATAAAAAAGAAACAAACGAAGATAAGGACATTTCCACCACATCACCATCAGAGAGTTCTCTTGCAACCGCAAATAATTATGGTATGGGAAGTCCTTTTACTGGATATCAAGATAAAAAGGGGAAAAAGGTATATGCAGATGTTTTCGCTTACCCGCTTGATATTGATCCTCAACAAGATCATCTAAAAATCAAAAAATACAAATACCAAAGAACAGGTGTTGGTGGTGGTAAGCCTGCGATAACTCAAACTACAAAAGGAAAACCAATTAAAAATAATAGAAGTCGCACAATAGGATATGAAGATGATATCACAACAAACTCAGCTGGTGATAGTGTATTAGGAATGGAACAATTAGGAACTGTCATACTACCAATGCCAAAAGTAGTTGATACAAATGGTGCTGAGTGGGGAGAAAGTAAAATTAATATTCTTGGTCTTGCTGCTATTGGAGCTGGTAAAAAATTAGGACAGATAGGAATTTCAGACCAAGAACAAGAGAGATTAAAAGCACTTGGTAAAGAACTCAAAAAAAAAGGAAGAACAAGTACTTTTAAAGACGTTCTAGGTGCTGTAGGAGGTGCGACTTTTTCACAAGCGGCATCGACAGCTATTGGCCAACAAATTTCCACAAATGAATTTTTAGCAAGAGCTAGTGGAAGAGTTTTAAATCCAAATGCTGAACTTTTATTTCAAGGGCCAGTTTTAAGAGATTTCAATTTTGATTTTCTTATGATTGCAAGAAGTCGTGAGGAGGGTGATGAAATAAGAAGAATTATTCGTTGGTTTAAAACTGGAATGGCTCCTAGATTTAACAATGAAACTTTTCTTGAAACTCCAGATGTATTTTCCTTAGAATATAAAAGAGGACAAGGGCCAATGGATATATTAGATACTGTAAATAGATTTAATCCAGGCGGTCTTGCATTAAGAACAATTGCAGTTGATTATGCTCCAAATGGATATTGGTCTGCATATCAGGATTCTCAACCAGTAGCAATTAGAATGAGTTTAAACTTCGCTGAATTAAGACCAATATTTGCAAGTGATCAAGAAAAAACTCCAGCGAGCAGTGTAGGTTACTAAAATGGCATATCAAGGTTCATCAAAATCATATTTTAGACAACTACCTAATCTTAGTTATCCATCATTAGCTAATGATAGGTCTTCTGTTTATGATTATCAAGTTGTTAAAAACTTTTTTAAAAGAGCAGTTCTTCGTGATGACATATTTAATGATGTAACTAATTTTACAAAATACTCTGTTGAAGGTGATGAAAGAGCAGATCAAATCGCATATGATTTTTACGGTGATTCTGGTCTTGATTGGGTTATTTTAACAACGAATAATATTATTCATGTAAGAGATGAATGGCCAATGGGTCAACAAGATTTTCTAACTTATCTAAATGAAAAATACACGAGTCAACAATTATCTAATATTCATCATTATGAAACAAAACTTATAAGAGATTCTTCTGGCACTTTAGTTCAACCAGAGGGATTGCATGTTGACTCAAATTACTCAATTACATTTTTAGATAATGGAGTATCAAGAACTGAATCATCAATTACGTCAATCACCTTTTTACAACATGAAACTAATTTAAATGATGAAAAGAGAAATATTAATATTTTAAAAACAGACTATCTTAATATCATGTTGAGAGATATCAAAGATATCATGAAATACAAGAAATCAAGTCAGTT